GAAGGTCAAAGGGCCGAATATAGCGAAAAACAAGTATTTAAAAACTGGAATTATATCCCATATAAGGATTTTCCTGACTTAGAAGATGAGGTGCTAGGATGTGATTTTGGTTATTCCCAGGATCCTCTGGCAATTGTTAAAATTGGTAAGCATAAAAATAATCTATATATCCATGAGCTTATATATAAAAAAGAAATGACTAACCGAGATATTGCTAATTTTATTAAAGAAATTGAAATGGATAGTTTGCTAATGTACTGCGATTCCGCTGAACCAAAATCTATTGAGGAACTCCGCCAGATGTCAATTTTAGCAAAGGGAGCCACCAAAGGACCAGGAAGTATAAATTCATCTATTAGTTTATTAAAAGAATTTGATATATATGTTAGTGATGAATCATCAAACATTTTAAAAGAACAAATAAGTTATATATACGATGAGTTAAAAGATGGTACTATTATTAATAAACCAAAAGCTAATCAAGCGGACCATCTTCTGGATAGTATCCGTTATGGTGTTTATAGTAGATGGCGAAACAGAACCGATTTTTTCGTTATATAAAATAATAATTTTATAATTTGTATTTTTACATAAAATTTTATATAAATGGCTTCAATATTTGATCGATTTAAGAATATAATCTCCACAAAATCACAAAACACAAACGAAAAATACAACCGCGCTATTTATAATTGGCTTGGAAATACCATCGTTTGGAATAGTGAAAGCGATGAAACATATATAAACGATGGTTACAGAAAAAACGCAACTATTTACTCAATTATTAATTTAATTACTAAAGCGGCAACGACAATTCCTTTCCATATTTATAAAAAAGTGGATGATAATTCATACAAAAGATATAAATCTTTACAAAGTGGGATTGCTGATCCTAACGTTATGCATAAAGCTAATATGTTTAAAAAACACGCATTAGTTGAATTGGAGCACACAGAATTACATAAATTATTAGAACGACCTAATCCAGCGCAATCATATGCAACCTGGATTGGTGAAATGATCGCATTTGGTAAACTAACTGGCAATAGATACATCTACGGAATTGGGCCAGAAACAGGGCAAAACATAAATAAATATACTGAGCTTTACATTATGCCTAGCCAGATTATGGAAATAAACTCAGGCGGCATAATGAAGCCAGTTGAATCCTATACTATTCAATATAATGGCACATATCACATACCAGCCGAGCAAATGTGCCATATAAAAGATTTTAACCCATTTTATGATGGAACTGGATCTCATCTGTATGGTCAATCACCTTTAAAAGCTGGTTTAAGAGCTATGACAACGAATAATGAAGCGGTTGAGAGTGGTGTTAAGTTTTTACAAAATCAAACAGCTAGGGGTATCCTAATGAGTGAGGAAGGTGATCTAAATGAAGTACAAGCGCAACAATTAAAAGATAAATTTAGAAAGGACCACCAGGGATCAAAAAAAGCTGGTGATATTATTATTACACCAAAGAAATTATCATGGGTTAATTTTGGATTAAATGCAAGTGATATGAGCTTAATAGAGCAATACAATGCATCTATAAAAGATTTATGTAATATCTATAATGTGCCAGTAGTTTTATTAAACAATACTGAATCCAGCACATATAACAATGTTAAAGAAGCTAAAAAAGCATTATATCAAAATTGTGTTATACCCGAACTAATAAAGATTCAGGATGAATTAAATAGGTGGTTGGCTCCAATGTATGGCGAAAATATTTGTATTGAATATGATTTTAGTGTAATTCCTGAACTACAAGAGGAAACGGATAAAATTGTTGATCAAATGAGTAAAGCATGGTGGCTAACTCCAAATGAAAAAAGGGCCGCAATGTCTTATGATCACGACCAAGATAATCCAATACTAGATGATTATTATATTCCAGCTAATTTAATTCCAGCATCTGGAGCGGATATTGAAATGCCAGATATTGTTGAAACTGAGATTGATGAAATTGAGGTCAGTGATGAATCTGAAATAAATGAATAATGCCAACACCAAACCAAGGCGAAACAGAACGACATTTTATAGCTAGATGTGTCATTGATGATGAATCTAGGGAAAGTTTTCCAGATGCTGACCAACGTTTAGCATTTTGCCATTCTCAATATAAAAACAAAGATGAAAATTATTTGGATACTAAAACTTTTAAACTATCTAAAAAATTTGGTGATTCCTGGAAAAACGCAAACGAAAAACAGAGATTAATTACAGAAAGGCGCAATGTAAAAAGATTTACCAAATTTTATAATAAACAATATGATTTGGCTATAAAAAATAAATTAGAGTTAGATGATATTAGATACAGTGAATTGTTTAAATACAATGATTTAAGAAAATTATACGATGAACTGTATTTAGATACTGGTTTGCATTTTGCTAAATGGTATGCTAAAACTTTTGATCTATATATTACTAAGGGAGTAAATCCAAAACAATATTTAAATCAATGGCAGTTAGCTATCATGGCGTATGCTCAAAAAAATACAGCCATGAATATTACTGGGGTTGCTAATACTGGCCGCAAAACAGCTATAAAAATCATACAACGTTTATTCAGGGATCCAAATTTTGTAACACTTGGACCAGCGGCAAAAGCTAGGTTATTAAGAAAACAATTAAAAGGTTATTCAAAATATCAAGCTCTTAGAGTAGTAAGAACCGAAACAACAAGGGCCGCAAACTTTGGAATACAACAATCCGCAACATCTGTTTTTTCTGGTAGGGATTTAATAAAAAGGTGGTCGGCTTCTTTAGATGGTAGGGAGAGAGATTGGCATAGTCAAGCCAATAACCAACAGCGACCAAAAAATAATCCATTTGTTGTTGGTGGTGAATCAATAATGCGACCTGGTGAGGGATCCGCTAGAAATGTAATAAATTGTAGATGTTCCGCTGTTTATTTACCCGTAAAAGATGCCCAAACAATTAACCAACTAGAAGGCATGAACTTCGGTTTGGCTGGTAGCACTGTAATGGATTCAATTGCGGTAACTAATGTTATGCGTGATATTAATAATGCTGTTGGTTCTACATTAACAAACTCAATTGCAAATACATTAAAAGAATTAAAACAAAAATTGACTAGTACATTTGATGATATGGGTTATTCAACCACAAAGGTTGCACTACCTAGGTCGTTATCTTTAAATACATTAAATGATATAACTGGTAAAGTTAGCGGTTTAATTGATAAATATAAATATGCTAATAATGGGCCAATGTCTTTATTATTTAAATCTACTAAAACAGTATATGGAAAAGTTGGTAGATTATACAACAGAAAAAACATTGTTAGTACCAAAATTAATTTAGGTGATGAATTATCAAGATATACATCACATCAACGAGGTTATAAAAAAGATTTTAAAGGATTTGATATACGTTTTTCGGCAAACATAGATGAAAAAAATTTACTTTATTATACACCAGTACATGAAATGGCCCATGTTTTAAGCTCCAGCAGAGCAGTTCAATATCTTGGAACTGATCAAAATGCGTTAAGGTTTTGGAAAGAAATGAGAGTTTTAAATAGTGAATATTCAAAAGCATTGTACGATTATAAAAAAGCTGGAAATATTAAATCATATAATAAAATTTATTTAGGTACTTACAGCCGAGCAAATTTGGATGAGTTTTTTGCCGAAGCATGGACCGAATACCATTTGAGTTCTACCCCTTCAAAATATGCCAACATGGTTGGTGAACTAGTAAATAAATATTATGCAAAATAAACAGGATAATTTTATATGTATTAAATGCCAACATTTTAGAATGTTAAGTAGTGGGTGCGATGCTTTCCCAGATGGCATACCAGATTCTATATTGGAAAATAATAAACATAGTAAACCAATAAAAGGGCAAAACAATAAAATAATATTTAAAAAGGGCCAGTCATTAGAGTGGTTAAGAGCTGAAAATAATAGTTAAATTTAATTTAGTAATTTTGTAAAAAATAATAATTATGGATTTTCTATATAAAGCCGCACCAATTGGCGATCAACTAATTGATTATGATGAAAAAAATGGAATCGTTAAAGGTTACGGATCTTATTTTGATAATAAAGATAGCGACCAGGATATTATAAGAAAAGGCGCATATCTTAAAACAATTCAGGAAAATGGTGAAAGGGTTAAGTATTTATATCAACATGATATGATGCAACCTATCGGAAAAATGAAGGAGTTATATGAGGATTCAAAAGGTTTAGTATTTGTGGCGGAAATTCCTAAAACTCAGCTAGGAAATGATGTGATGCAATTAATGAAAGCTGGAGTAATAACCGAGAATAGTGTTGGTATTATGCCAATAGTAAAAGAAAATAAAGGCGATTATAGAGAGCTAAGAGAAGTGAAACTTTATGAAATTAGCGCAGTAACTATGGCCGCAAATGATCAAGCCAAAATCCTGGATGTAAAAGGAATGGAAAATATTGATCAAGTTTACAAAAGATATGATAATATCTGTAAACTACTAAGAAAAGGCACAATCTCGAATGATATGGGATATGCCCTTGAATCTGAAATATTAAAACTAAAAACATATTTTATTAATGCTACTCAGCCAGTTGAACCTACTGAGCCAGTCAAAAAGATGGTACAAGAAGTTGATATTTACAAATATTTAATTAACAAACTTTAAAAAAATTCTATTAAAATGGATGAAAATGTAAAAAATCAGCTTGACCAATTAGGCGATATTATTGATGCTAAATTGGAAAAAGCTCACGGACAGGCAGTTGACTCAGCGACTGGCAAAGCAGATGAATCACTAAAAGGTGAGATCAAAAACTTGACACAAAAATTTACTGAACGTATGGATGCTATTGAAGTTTCTAGCAAAAAAAGATTTGATGCTACACAAAGAGAGGACAAATCATTTGGCGGAAATCTTGCAAAAGCTATCAAAGAGGGTGCTTTAGAAGGTATGAAAAATGGCGGTGCAAGATCATCAGCATTTGAAATAAAAGCGGATATGACTGTTGCGGCTGATTTCACTGGTGATGTGATACCACCTCAAAGAGTGCCAGGATATAAGTTTGATCCTACAACACCACAAAACATAAGACAATTAATTCCTATTGGCTCAACTAATAGCGATGTAATAAAATATGTTAAAGAAAGTGGATATACTAATGGAGCGGCGGCAAAAGCCGAAGGAGCTACACTAGGGCAATCAGATTTTGATATGACTGCTACAGATGCTAATGTTAGAAAAATTGGAACGTATTTAAGAATCTCAGATGAGATGCTACACGATACGCCACAAATTTCTAGCTATTTATCAGCTAGAGTACCAGCTAAATTAATGGAAGTTGAAGATGACCAAATACTTGGCGGAAACGGATCAGCTCCTAATTTAGATGGGTTTTATAACTCAGGAACAAATTTTGATGTTTCATCTAATGGTAAATTTTACCAGTCAGTTGAAGCGGCAAATGAATTTGATGTATTAGTTGCAGCAATAAATCAACTACAATTATCAAACTACAAAGCTGATTATATTCTGTTAAATCCAACTGATTTTCACAAAATCCTACTATTAAAAGATACTACTAACAATTATCTTAAGGATCAAGTGTATCAAGGATTACAACCAAATTTTTTAGGTTGTCCAATCGCTGTTAATAACGAGGTTACTGCTGGAACATTTCTAGTTGGAAACTTTGCACAAGCGGCTCAATTATGGGTTAGAGATAACGTATCTGTTGAGTTCTTTACAGAGGATGGAACTAACGTTAGAGATGGTTTTGTTACTGTAAGAGTAATGGAAAGAGTTGCATTAGCAACTTACTTACCAAATGGTATTATTGATGGAAACTTTACAACTGCGAAAGCGGCTTTAGAAACTCCGTAATAATAACTATTATATTAATTAAAGGGGTATTTATTACCCCTTTTTTTATGGAGTAAAGTGAAATAATAATAAAATAAATGCAAAATATATTTGCTATTTAAAAATATTCTTTTATATTTGTGTAAACAAACAATAAAAATTATTATTATGAAAAATTCACTTTATGCTCAGATTCCAAATTGTAAAATTAATAACGAAACAACTGAGGATGTTTTGTTTACTATTATTAGTAATATTTCAGATTTACAATCTAACCAAGTAATGAATTTAGATAATCAATTAGCATTATCTAATTTAAAAGAATATGTATCATCTTATAGAAAACAAGTTGTTTCACAAATTAAACAAGGCATAAAAGCTAGAAAAGAATTGGGTTTACCAATAAACTAAAAACAATGGGGGTGTAAAAACCCCCTTTTAAAAACTTAGATATGTTTGATATGTATAAAAAATTCTTAAAACAAGATCCTAACAACTGGAAATGGCTAATTGCTATTCATGTGGTTGTTTATTCAGTAATGTTAATACTAATAATAGATTTTTAATTATGGCAAATAAAGATAAATTTTTACACAATATAAATAAAGCCAAAAGGCAAAGAGAAAACGAAAGGCAATTATTAGAGCGAAAATTCTATAATACTTTTAATCCATT